GCGGCCGGGAGCGGCCGTGGTGTCCTCAGTAGCCGTGCCGATCCATCAACGCCGCCTCCTGGTCCGTGAGGAGGCTGGCCGGAACGCCAGGCCGCAGCCTCACCGGCGGCAGGCTGCGCCACCGCTCGCGGTTGGCCGCCTCCCGCCGCCGTTCCTCGATCACCTCTGGCCGAGCCTCCTCGCGGATCTCCGCGTCGACGGCCGCGAGCTCGGCGTTCCACCGGCGGCGGGCTGCCACCGGATCGTCCTCGTCAGCGAAGTCCTCGCACCTCATGACAGGGCCTCCTTCGCGTCCAGGGCGTCGGCCCTGGCCCTTGCTGCCTCCGCCCACTCCCGGTAAAGCAAGATCTGCGAGTCAAGCCAGTCGGCGTAATCCCTTTCCTCCTCGGCCGTGAAGCCTTTGTTCTCTTCCATGCTGCACCTCAAAACGGGATGTCATCGTTGGGCACGCCGGAGGCCGCGTCGGCCTTCTGCTTCGGTGTCCGGTTCGCCGCCGGCTTCGCCGGCTCCGGCTCGCGGAACTGCTCGAAGGCCGGGGCCGAGGAGGCGGAGAAGGCGTTGACGTAGACCACCGTCTCGCCGGTGGTCTTCTTCACGCCACGGGCCGTCGTGATCTGCACCCGCCGGCCGATGATCGCGTCATCGAAGTCCGCATCCCGCTGGAGGCCGATCGCGTCCGCGAGCTGCATCGCCGCCTTGTGGTCCCGCTTGTTCGTCGGGTCCAGCCACTTCTCCACCGGCTGGTACGTGCCCTCGACCGGCGTCAGCGTGATGATCAGGGCCGAGCGGCTGCCGTCCTTGGCCTCCCACCGCTTCCGCTTCGTGATCTCGCACTCGTGGACGCCGTCCGGCAGCAGTTCCTCAGCCGCCTCGAACGCCTGGTCAAAATGGTCGAACCTCATGTCTGCACCTCTGGGGTATGGGTCTCACCGATCCGCTTGATGGCCGGGTTCGCCCGGCCCTGCTCGATCCCGATCGCATGGGCCGCGACCAGGGCTTCGTGAAGCCCGAGGTCACCGGCCCTGCATTTCTTCTCCACCTCCGCGAGCCGCTCCGCCGCGGTCACCTCGCGCGACTTGTAGCGGTTCCGCCACGGCGTCCCGTCATGCCACGCCATCGGCCACCTCCTTCGGCTCGAGCACGTCGTGCCGGGCCGCGATGGCCGCCCGCAGAGCGTCGGCCTGGTCGGCCGTCAGCTGGCCGTCGGATTCGTAGGCGTCGATCTTGTCGCCCACGGTGCCGAGCACCCGCACGGTCTTCGCGTCCGCGATGAACGCCGCCATCCGGTCGTGCAGCGGCGGTTCGGCCGGGGCCTGTGCCGCCGGGGCCGTGCCAGTGAACAGCGGCCGGAGCGTGTCGATCGACATCGGCATCGACTCCGGCAGGCCGAACCGGTTCTTCGCGTCCCATGCCGCCGACCGCTGGGCGTACATGATCCGTTCCTTGCCGCCACGGCCCTTACTACGTTTGTCATCACCCTCAGTGATGATCGTTCGGTAGTTCAAGAACAGCAGCAGGTCGCACCACTCTTTGAAAAGAGGCCCGACTTGCTTGTGCATCTTCATTTCCCAGCGGTCGTAACCGTCGTTCTGCTCGGGTGGGCTCACTCGCACGACCTTGGCGTGAGCCACCCAGACCACGTGGAGCCCGCGGGCGAGCAGTTGGTCGCAGAGGGCCAGTACGCGCGAAACCCGCTCCGCCAACATCACGTAGCCTTTTCCGAAACCAAACGCTTCGATCGAGTCCTTCTTCTCGTCTCGCAGCAGCTGCTCATGGGCCATGCGTTCCGCCCAGTCGGCCGAGTCGATCACGACCGTCTGGTAGCCCTCGGGATCCCGGACGAGCGAGTGCATGGCACCCTGGAGGTCGGCCATCGTGCGGCACGGCACGCGGTCAACGTCCAGATGCGACGATCCATCCTCGGTGTCGAGGATGATCGGCTTGGGGAACTGCGACACGAGCGTCGTCTTCCCGATGCCCTCGACCCCGTACACCACAACCCGCAGCGGTGGCCGCTGCTTCCCACGAACGATCTTCAGTCCCATTGGTCACCTCCCTGGTCCCGGTGGTCGTCGATTGCACTGCACAACCGAAGCACGACCTCGGGCTTGATCTCGTAGACACCCTTCCGACCCGCCTGCCGCATCTCATGCACGAGCTGCTCTGCGGCCCTCACCACCTGCACGGCCTTGGCGTAGCGGTAGCTCAACCGCCCCTCCGAGGTCCGCCGGTCAAACGTCCGAATCGACGTCGGCATCATTGGCCCCTCCCTCCGTGGTGACGTGCAGCGTCTTCAGTTCGTCCCGACGCAAGTGGATGTCCCGATCCGCCGTGAACCCGAGATTCACGGATGGATGCTCCCCGCACGGATTGCGGATGCCGCAGACCATCACGTGCCACTCACGCCCGTCGGGGCCGGTGACCGTCACGCCCTCGTCGATCTTCCTGCTGAGAATCAGCACGCTTCGTTCCTCCCTCCCCGCTGGCCAACCGTGGCTCGCGGGCACGCTCCTTTGCATGTGCCGATCCTCCGGCACTCCTTCCCGCTGGCTTCCGAGCCCGCGGTCTCCTGATTCACTTGCTCGCCGGCCTGCCTGCCGCCGGCGATGATGGGCTCGGCCCCGTAGCGGGGCTTCTGCCGCTCGAGCTCGCGAAGCCTGTCGATTGCAGCCGGGTCGTCGACCAGCACGACACCCAACTCCGGCAGGATCGCCGTGAGCCGGTCGCGTCCCTCGACGATCACGTCGTAGGCCGCGAGGTTGTCGCCCAGGTCGAGCCGTCGCTCGATCGGCATCCGCATCGACTCCGCGAGCGGCAGCACCTCGCGGCATGACTTGCACCGGTGAAGCCTGCCGAGCGTGTCTGCACACGCGGCGATGGCGGCGTCGATCAGCCGGAGCCGTTCAGCATCTCGCGAAGCTCCGGCGGGCAGTGGGCCGACTGCTGCCGGAATCGGGCCATCTGCCACCGCGCCTCGCGCACGTCGTCCGACCACTCCATCCTGATCACCGCACAGGCCGCGAGCACCTGCATCAGATTCGGGTCGGGCTGCTTCTCGAACTCGCCGCCCGTTTTCCCGAGCCGCGAGCTCCGTTCGTCCTTGAACGCCATCTCGACCTCCCTTCGTCGGGCCGGCCGCTGGCTTCCTTGCTCGTCCCATCGGCGCGTCCCTCGCCATGTGGTTCCATCAACCGCGGTGGTCGATGTTGGGCGGGAGATTACGGCCACGCAAGAACTATGTCAACAGCAGTTCTTGCACGTGCGAAATGACCGAGAAAAAGCCTACTCAGCCAGCTTGTCGAGCTTCACGGCCAGGGCCGTGGCGATGGCTTTGACAGTCTCCAGCTTCGGAGACTTGATGCGTCCGGTGCAGATCCGGTGCAGGGTTGGGAAGGTGATCCCAGCGGCGTCCGCGACTTCGTCCAGGTGCAGGCCGCGGGCGGCGGCCAGCCGCTCAATACGGATTCCGAGAGGGCACCGCTTCAGGTTGCGGGGTGACCCGCCCGGGTGTCTTTCGCTTGCCGTTGCCATATTCAGGCCCTCCGGTGCCGTTTTTGGAAACGGCCCCCAATCGAAGCTACCCTCGAACAGGAGCCAATACACCCGGAAGGGCTCGAACCTTCAACCTTCGGTTCCGTAGACCGATGCTCTACCAATTACGGGATGAACAGCCCGTAGGGATTGTGAGGATTGACCGCGCGAAGGCCGACCAACGGTGCCACGAAACAGGACGACACGAGGCGATGGAGCGCCCTAGATAGGGGTACACCATGACGCTCCGCGAATACCTGAACGAATACACCCTCACTCACGACATCCGGGCTGGCAGCATCCGCCAGTACAAGATCGTCGTGGACCTCTTCGAGCGATGGGCCGGGCGGCCCGTCCGCATGGAGGAACTCGACGAGCGGCTCGTCTCCGAGTGGCTCCAGGCGTACTCGCAGACCGTGCGGCCGCACACCGTCCGCGGGAAGAAGGGGATGCTGCTGGCCATGTGGCGAGCGGCCGCCGATGACGGGCTCGCGAGCGAGCCGCGGGCCAGGAAGGTGCGGCGTGTGCGGCTGCCGCAGAATGTAGTCACCGCCTGGACGAAGGCCGAGGTGGAGCGGCTGCTCGAGGCGGCGGCCACGCTCCCGCGGTGGCACCGCTGCGGCCTCCGGCGGGCGGCGTGGTGGGATCTCGCCATTCGGGTGGCGTGGGATTCCGGTGTCCGCTGGGGCGACCTCGTGACGCTGCGAGTGGCGTCCATCGGCCCGGACGGATCATGCACGATCAGCCAGTCGAAGACCGGGAAGGTGTCGTCCTTCCGGTTGTCGGGCACCACGATGGAGGCGTTGCGGTCCACGCTGGAGGTCTGCCCGCGGCCGCTCGTCTGCCCGTGGCCGGCGAGCGGCGAGACGTTCCGCGATCAGGTCGAGCGGCTTGTCCACCGGGCCGGCATCCGTCCGGGCACGTGGAAGTGGATCCGCCGGGGCAGCGGCACCGACGTCGAGCTCCAGGCCCGCGGGGCCGGGCACCGGCACTTGGGCAACACGCCGGCCATCTTCCGGCAGTCCTACGAAGATCAGGCCCAGACCGGATCCGGGCTGCCTGGGCCGCGGGAGTTGCCCCGCCGTTTCGGGGGCTTACGATAGCCGACGCGATTGTTCAGACGTTCCATCCACAACAGCGGAAGGGCTTTTCGATGACGACAGAAACGAAGGTTCGCGGCCACGTGACGACCGAAGGCACGGGGAAGTGGCTGAAGCTCCAGCAGGCTCTCGCCATCCTCTTGATCATTGGCGGGTTCGTCTGGATTGCCATCGCCGCGCAAGGCCCGAAAGTGGACGGCAAGCCTCCGGAAGGCATGTCCATGGCCTCGGTCGCCTTAACGGGCGGAGTGGTTTGGTACGCGGTCGCCCGCGTGCTCCGGTGGTGGCATCACGGGTGACGCCACCGGCCCGGCGTTCCAGATTCCAGATTCAGGAACCCGGTGCCTTGCACCCCGGCTCGCGGAGCGTCCCCGCGTTGATCTCGGGCCACAGGGCCTCCGAGTGTATCGCCGCGAGCAAGCCCCAGGCGGCGTGCGGCAGATGGTCCTCGGACCGGTCGCCGGCCAGGTAGCGGTAGATGTGCCGGAGGGCGTGGTTGAGGAGGTCGTGGGCGGGCATCCCCCGCTCCCAGTTGTAATCCCCATACTTGGCCGCCCCCTCCGCGCACGTCCTCGCCACGGCCTCCAGCCCGATCGGCGAGATCAGGTCGAACCGGGTCGCCTCCGCGTCGCTCGACCGGACTGCCCCGCTCGCGAACCGGACGGTGTCTCCTGCCTGCTCCTTCACGTTGTCTGCCTCCTGGTAGTGTCTCACCATGCCGATCAGATGGATGACGTAGGCCGCGAGCGTGCCGCTCGTGCCGTGGTAGGCGCCGCTGAACCGCCGCGCCCGCCGCTCGGCCTCCTCGAGCTGCTCGTCGGTCAGCCAGCAGCGGGCAGTGATGTCTTCGCTCACGACGACCTCACCTTCCCGTTCGCGATTCGGAAATTGGAAACGTCGAACTGCCCGTCGGCCTGGACCCTGACCGACGCGAAGCCGTGGTTGAACTTGTTGATCCGGGCGTACTCCGGCCGGAGGTCGCACAGGCAGCCCGTCGACCAGCAGAATACTTCGCGACCGAACATATCCGGCTCGCAGTGGGCACTCGTGCGGTGGCCGTGGCCCTCGAGCACGGTGTGGTGTAGCCGCAGGAACGCCCCACGGGCCTGGTTGACCGGGGCGGTGATGCCCTTGCCCTTCTCGTGACCGTGGAGGATCGGCAGCTGCCCGGCCATGATCGGCCGCTGGTCCTGGACGTACTCAATCCCGTGGTCGGCCATGTCGAGCCACTGGTCGAGGCCCATCCGCGGCTCGTCGGAGATCTCTGGGGCGTGCTGCCACAGCCAGTGGTTCCACCGCTCCTCGTGGTTCCCGGCCTTGAAGACGATCGGGATCGACCGGAACTGCCCGCGGATCCACGCGAGCATCTCGCGGGCGGCCGACACCTCGCCCTTGAAGTTCCGCTTCCGCGGGTCCTTCGTGTACCGCGAGATCGCGTAGAAGTCGGCGATGTCGCCGTTGAGGACCAGGGCGTCGATCCTGTCGCCCTGCAGCTGGTCGACCGCGGCCTGGAGGGCGGTCACGTCGTGGTAGGGCACGTGGATGTCGGACAGCACGCCGACGTTGCCCGTGACGCCCAGCTCGTGCGGCGCCCACGTGTCTGCCTTTGACGGCGGCATGGCCGCGACCTGGCCGGCCTGCCGCGGCGGACGCGGCGCCACGGCGTTGAATCTCTTTCGGTGGTAGGCCCCACTGATTCCGAACTGCCGGCGGATGCGGTTGTAGGCCGCGGCGAGCGTGATCGCCCCTTTGGCCTCCTCGAACAGCCGACGCCCGAGCGTCTTGGCCGGGGCGTCCGGATGGGCCATGCACAGCCGCCGAGCCATCTCGGTGATCGGGTCGCCGCCTGGTTCTCCTGGACGTGGCATCCGTGCCTCCTGGGTTGGCTGGCAGTGTGCCAGGCCTGGGGGGTGAGTCAATTTTCGGGTTCGACCGGCCCCCACTTGCCGACCGGGCACTTCTCGTTGGCCCACGCCAGCTTGCTGACGAACCGCTGTTCCCGCACGACCGGGCAACCGCACTTCGTACACGCTTTGCCGCCGTAGAACTCGCAGCCCTGGCAGATGGCGAACCGCCGCTCGATCTCCTCCTCGCTCGCGCGGGGCATCCCGGCGGCGACGTGCTTGGCTGCGGAGGTGGCGAAGTTGACAGCCTTCGTGAGCAAGGACGGCCCAGGCTTCGCCGCTCGCGGGTAGGCCGGATGCGTCTCGTCAACCGTGATGCTGTCGCCTTCCTCTGCGACGATGCACGGCCGTACCTCGTCCAGCGTGTATCCACGCTCGCGGTAGCGGGCCTCAAATAGATGACGCGGGCCGGTAATCATGGAAATGGATTGCCCTCAGTCGAACCTAAATAGTCCCAACAGGGATACCCGCAGCTGGCCGGCGGCGAACAATAATATCCAGGAGCCCAGTTAAACGTATGGGGGAAATACACTACCTCGTTGATTTGCGCCAGCCCGCCGCACCGAATCGCATCCGCGTACTCATCGCCAGGCCCGCCAAAGAACGGCGGCACTGCACACATGCTGGCAGGCGTAATCACATAATCCCCGCAAGCGCCGCACTCAGGCACCACGCGGATGCGGTAATACCAGTATCGGAACGTGTACTCCTGATCCCACCACCCACTCTCCTCTGTGGCCTTGCCCTCGTTGTCGCCGCCCAGAGTGGGCCAGTTCCACTCAAAGCAATCACAGCAACGGTCAAGACCTGGCGCATAGGGCGGCGACACTAACTCAGGACTACTAAGCTCATGCTTACATAACCATCCACCGGCAACGCCAACAACCCACGTACTGGCAGTCTGGTCGGCCTCCAATACAAGAGCCTCTGTAATTGGAAGCGCACCGCCGGAAATGCCAGAAACAAAGTAGTGGACGCCGTCTACGAAAATCGTATGCGGCTTAGAAGTGGACATGAAATAGACCTGCTCCAGACACAGTATGCTGCATGGGCTGCATGGGCAGGTGCCAGGCGGCGGCGGCCACGGGATGCCGTCCGGATGTAACACGTTAGACGACTGGCTAAGGTTGATGCCAGGTACGCCGCAGCCATCCGATGTTGCGCAATTATTGCACGGCGTGCATGGGTGATAGATGCCGCACTGTTGTTGTAGCTGATCCAGCGTCGGAAGCGGATCGCCAGGCGGTGAATCGCCAGGATACACGAGGCACGGATGGCAGTTCGCCTCAGTGGAGCCAGTGCAGCGAGTCTCGCCGTAGGGAGAACCGAACGGGTTCGGGACTACCAGCCGCTGCCACGTTCCACCGCCAGAATACGCCACATCGGCGCCAGCGTTCGCAGCGTTTGGGAATATCTGGGAGGCGTACTGTGAGAACGCATACTCAACATAATGGCACGGGAACTCGCCGTAGTAGTACCCATTACTGTGCCACTGCCATGCACCACCGGCTGGCGGGATTCCGGCAAACGGTTGCGCGTTTGCGCCAGGCACGCTCGGATAGTAGAACACCTGCGACACGCACGAGCAGCAGAGGCAGTCGTTACAGCAGCACTCCTGCGCCGTGCCGACCTTGCCATTGCGGAAGACCGGCTTTCCGTTGTCGAAGGTGATGAGCGTCATGGGCCGGTGGTTTCCTCGCAGTCCTCGCTGTCAAACCACTTGAGGCAGCCGTTTTCGTCATGGCCGAGGAGTTGTATTTTCGTGCCGTCCCACCCCGGCCACTTTGTGATGTCTTGTCCGCCGATGGTCTGGCGGCAGGAACCGTCTGGGCTTCCGGCCTCGATCAAATACCAGTTGCCGTCGGCTGCCTTGCCGATAGCCACCCACGAATTGGCCTTGACGTCTCGCGACAGGTTGCGGACGTCCGCGGTGGTTTCCGTTGGGCTTGTCTGCGTCGGCTCGCAGGACGTCCCAGAAATCGCATCGCCCTCCCAGAGCGTGACCGTGGCGCAGGTGCCGACCGTCCAGTCGGCCGAGACCTTGCCAATCCGAATCGGATCGCCGCCATCCCCGCCCGGGTCGCGGAACCGCACCGGAGGCATGTCGCGATTCCCTCGCTCGTACGCGCGGGTCGCGGCCGCGATCCGGCGAGCGTCACCCTCGGAGAATCGGACGTGCGCCATCTCACAGCAGCTCCGGAGTGCCGAAGATGGCGTCGAAGTTGGCCGACGGATACAGGTTCACGCCCTGGCCGTTGTTGATCACGCTCGGGGCCTGGCCCGGAGACCTCTTCGTGCCGTTGGCGTTGAGGGCCACTGGCTGCTTCACGGGCTTTCCGTCGTTCCCGAGGATCGCCTTCCGCTGCGATCCGACGAGCTCCATGAAGCCGACGTCCCACGGCATAGCCTTCCACGTGCCCGGGTCGAGGCGGAACTCCCAGCGGCTCTCGATGAACTCGAGCACCCCGCCGTCGTCGTCGCCGTCGAGCTTGGAAATGCTCTGCTTCTTCGCGCCCTTGAAGTAGCACTTCCAGCACTTCTCGCCTCCCCCCGCCCAAGCCCCGTCATTGACCGCGCCGGCCGCGGCGTCGATGTCGTCGTCGAGCGACTGCTGGTCTTCGTAATACTTCGTCAGGCTCCAGCTCGTCTCCTCGCGCTCCTTCTCCAGGCCTTCAAGCGGATCTTTCGCGGAGTTGGTGATAGTGGCGCCGGCCTCGTCTGTGAATGCCGGGACGGTCGTGGCCCCGCCGTTCCGCTCCCAGACGTCCTCCGGGATGCCGTTCTCCTGAACGACCTTCCCCGGAGGCGGGACGTAGAACGAGACGGTCAGCATCCACAGCATGGCATCGTCGGTCGCCGGCGACAGGTCGAACTCCATCGCCTTAAGGGCCGGGAACTCGGAGTGAGCCGAGCCCCACGTGATGCCGATCGTGGCCGTCACGCCGGCGACGATGTCGGTCCGGTTCGTCTGCGGGGAGTCGACGCGGATCCGCCACTTCTCCTGGACGCGCATGCTTTCGCCGTACTTGCAGGCGATGCCCGTCGGGACGCGTTGATAGCTCACCCATGCCATGTCACGCTCCGTCGATGGCGAAGGGGTAGTCGGACTCCTGGGACTCGATCGCCTCGCGGATACCGCGAAGCTCGCCGAGCTGCTGCTCGTCGACGCTGCCGCCGGTGCCGCGCATCAGGCGGAACATCTCCGCCACGCCCTCCTTCGACCGGGAGTCGATGCCCTTGATGGCCTCGTTGACGCCCGCGAACTCGACGGTTTGCTGCACCTCGATAGGAGCCGGCTTCACTTCCTCGATTTGGGCGGCCGATGCCTCGGCCTGGGCGATCGCGGAGTCGAGGGCCGTCGTCAGCGGGCCGGCGATCGCGGCCCCGACCGGAGTCGCGTTGTCGGCAAACGCCGCCGCGAAGCCGGCCTGGGCCTGGGTGAGGTTCTCCGTGATCCCGTTGGAGATCTCCTGGTTGAAGGCCTGCGCCCCGGCCACAACCGCGTCGAGCGTGGATGTGTCGAACCCGAGGAACTGGCCGATCTGCTGGGCGATCGTGGCGAGCCCCTCGAACGAGCCAGAGAATCCCAGCACGACCATGCCCAGCCCGGCCTGGGCCGCGTTGAACACGCCCGAGAGGAAGTTCGCCGTCCGGTTGAAGAAGTCGGCCACCACGCCCCACTGCCCGCCGACTTGGGACAGGTACGTGAACGTGCTGCCGAAGTTTTGAATCAGGAAGTCGCCGATCTGGGCCAGGAACCGCGCCCCCTGGAGCAGTCCGTCGCCGATCGCCTGGCCGATGTTCGCCCCGCCGATCGAGCCGACGAGGTTGGAGAACGTGTCCGCCACCGCCTTGACCGCCGGGGCCAGGTAGGCCGTGACCTGTTGGACGACGCCCTCGACGGCCTTCTGGGCACGCGTGAACGCGTCGTTCATCTCCTCGACGTCCTGCCCCTGGGCGTTCGTGAGGGCCAGCCCGAACCGCTCGGCCTCCTCGCGGGCCTGGGCGATGCCCTCGGCCCCGCCGGCGAACAGCGGGAGCAACTCGGCACCAGACCGGCCGAAGATCTGGACGGCGGCCGCGGCCCGCTCGGCCTCGGTCGGCAGGGCCGCGATGGCCGACGCGATCGCCGTGAACCGATCGGCGGCGTTCATCCCTGAGAGCTGCTGCACCGTCAGGCCCAGATTCGCGAAGGCGGCCGTGGCGGTTGTCGACCCCTGCGATGCCTTGACGAACGCGACGTCAGCCTTCGTGGCCGCGGCCCCGATCGTCTCCAGGCCGACGCCGGCCAGGTCGCCGGCCAGAGCTATCCCGGCCAACTCGCCGTAGTTCATGCCCAGCCGGGCCGCGAGCTTGCTCGTGGAGTCGATGACCTCCGCCTGGGCCTGCCCCATGCTGATCATGCTGCTGACCGCCCGGGCGGCCCCGCTCGCCAGTTGCCCGAAGAACTGGGCGGCGTTGATCGTGACGAGCGCGGACATGCCGCCGCGGAGCCCGGCGAGGTCGCTCTGGAGCGACTTGAACGCCGACCCGGCCGCCTGCGTGCCGGACACGAGGCCTGACGTCGAGGCCGTGAAGACGGCGGATACTTTGCCGATTGTCGCCATGGTCTAGCTCAGCGTGTCCTTCGCGTCACTCTTGGGCACGAACCGCGCCCCCGAGCACTTCATCAACTCGGCCTGAATCTCGTCCTCGGTCATCTCCCGGTCGGGGTCGTAGCTCGGCAGGAACATCTCGCGGAACTGCGGGTCGACTTGCGCTCCCAAGGCCTTCAGGATCAGCAGCGTCTGGAGGGCCGTTCGGCCCCACTCGTCCCCGAAGGGCTCGACGCGGTAGGCCGCGATCCACCTCCGCAGGGCGGAGATCGGGATCCGTTGCTTCAGCCGCTCGACGTTGACGATCCGATGATGAGCCGCCAGCCGGTACAGGAACCGCTCGGTCAGTCCTGTCCGGCTACGGAGTTTTTTTCCACCTCGCTGATCTGCTCGTTGTCGTTCTTCATCACGGTCTGGAGGATGTGACCGTAGAGCCACATGACGTGGTTCGGGTTGGCCTGCATCACCGGCCCGACGTTCTCGCGTGTGAACATCGGCTCGCCGTTCTTCTTCACGACGCACGCCACCAGCGTCTTCGCGACGAGGGATGCCGGGGCCGGCTTGCCGACGTAGGCCTGGTGTTCGGTCGCCACCGCGTGCCAGTCCTCGAAGACCGGGTAGCGGAGGTAGACCGTCTTCGTCGTGCCGGGGATCGTGGCCTCGATCACCTCGGGCTTCCACATCAGCAGATCGTCGTCTTCGTTTGCCACATCAGGCTCCACTGAATCGAAACCGTGCCGTGCCCCGCAGGAACTCCCCCACGTTGCCGCTCACGTCGAATGTTTCAAGGAACGCATCGAGCGAGACCGATCCGGTCTCGAACGTCACGACCACCGCCCCACGCGAGCCGATCTCGTCTGTGATGAACGGCGGGCAGTCCCGGACCTGGATGTCCACGCCGCCCGGGTCGATGCTTGTGCAGTCCCACTGGGCCACGACCCGTGCATCCCCGCCGCTGCCGATGACAGGCGACACCAGGCTCGTCACCTCCTGGAATCGGGCAGTCCCGGCCACGATACGCCAGTTCGTCAGCCGCCCCATCGGGATGCCCGCGAAGGACACGGTCGACCCCTGCGAGGACGGTGGAGGGTTGTTCGTGGGCATGGATTGGCTCGCCGACCTGGATCACGTGTAGTCGCTCGTGTAGTTCGCCGTGCCCATCTGGAGCGCCCCGGCGTCGTTGGTCAGCTCGGAGTCGATGCACTTCAGGGTGACGCCGCTGCGGATGATGGTGGACCCGACGACCGGCTTCGTGTTGCCCTTGAAGTCGACGGCGATCGTGGTGGTGATGCCGCCGTTCGCGGACCCGTTCGGCCCGTTGTCCGGCAGGCCGGCTTCGTAGACACGGAACGCACCCGTGGCGAGCGCGAGCGTCGAGGCGTCGAGGCGGTTGTCGCTCGGATTCGACGCCCGGGCCTTCTTGATGGTGATCTTCGTGGCGCCGGTGACGCCGATGGACTGTCCTTGAGAACTGACAAGCGACATGGCGAAACTCCCTGTTTGCTAGGTGTCAGGTGGGGTAGTAGGACCAGTTCGCGCTCCAGGTCGCGTACTTGCCTTCCTCGTATGTGAACTCGCAGTCCTCCAGGACCCAGCCCGTCGTGACCGTGATCGGGTCAGGGTCGAACTCAGCGCCCTTGAGGTTGCCGCTCGCGCTGCACGTCTTCGTGGCGGTGGTCGACCCTCCGCCTTCCTTCAGCACAGGGTCGGCGTACTCGCGTTCCGTGCTGTCGAGATCGGTGACGTCCTCCTTGGCAGAGGCGGTGGCCGTCGTGTCGACGTCCTTGATGCTGACCTTCTTCACGCCCGCAGGCAGGGTCGGGCCGTTCGTGGGCCTCGTGGAAAGTGGCATGGATCACTCCTCGGAAAAGCGGATTTCGACTGCGAGCTCGACCGTGTACGTGGGCTGCTCCCGGCCCTCGAGGTAACCGGCGTCGCCGTCCCTCTCGTCGAGCACGAGGCAGTGTTCGATGGTCTCGCCGTGGGCCGTGCCGGCGAACTTGTGGATGGCGGCCGTGATGGCCCCGGCGATCTGCCAGACCTGGACGTAGCTGTCGGCGTAGACCACGACCGTGTAGCGGGCGACCGGCTCGCTCTGGTCGATCTCCGGTGTCGCGCTCAGCTCGTCGCCCAGCGACAGCTCGCGCGTGGTCTGCTCGCGGGCGTAGATGACGTAGGGCGGATCGCCGCCGCCGGTCATCTCCACGGGCCAGGCCGTGCAGCCAGCGGCCGACTCGATCGCGGCCTTCAGCCAGTTGTGAGGGGATCCAGCCACGATCAGCTCCCGAAACTGCGAGTGGGGTTCATGCCCGAGGCCAGCTCGTTGGCGGCCTTCTCCAGGGCGCGAGACATTTCCTCGGCCAGCCGAGAGGCGGCCGGGCCGCCGTATCGGGCGCGGAACTGCTCGATCAGGTTCCGCGGGCTCACGCCGCGGCTCGTGCCGAACTCCAGCCAGATGGCCTTCCGGCTCTCGAAGCCGGCCTTGTAGCCGACCACGCCGTAGACGATGCCGTCCTTGTTGCGGCCGATGTACTTGGCCTTCGTCGCGACGGCACGCCGCAGGGCACCGCCCCGCCGCTTGACGTTGTTCTTCATCTGACCGCGGACGATGCTGGACTTGATCGTCCGCGTCTTGCCGACCGGCGTGATCGACTTCAACACCGGCACGCCGTCCCGCATGGCCCGCTTCATGGCGGCCATGAGATGCTTCTTCGCGATGTGCCGCGGCAGTTCGTTGAACCGGGCCATGAGCGCCCCGATCTCGCCCTGCATCCCCTCCCAGTTGAGCGAGATCATGCGACGGCCTCCTCGACGGTGAAGACGAGGTCCCCGTCCTGCTCGACCACGCTGGAGATCTTCATCACGGCACCGCCGCGCGAGCGGCAGACGAGCTGCATCGACGCGTCGACGCCGTCGAACTCCCGGCAGATGACCGTCGCCTGGCGGTTGCCGCCGATCTGTCCGCGACGCTGGGCCTGGCTGTAGGTCTCCTGGTCGTAGGAGCCGAGGAACGGCCGGACCTTCGTCCAGGTCGTGATGCTCTCGCCCGACGCGTTCCGGGTCTGGACGGGACGCTGCAGCTCGAACCGATGCGTGAGGCGGCCGGTGGCGATCATGCGTCAGTACCTCCCCGACCAGGAGGACGCCGCGAGCAGATCGTCGAACCCGACAGGCAGGATCACCGTCTGGTCATCCGCCAGCACGCCCCGGTTGCGGAAGGCGTGGTCGACGTACATGAGGATGGCGGACTGGAGCAGCGGGCAGAGGATGAAGCCAGGGGCCTTCCCGGCCCACCACTCGACGATCAGCTTGCCGGGCCGCGGCATGACGAACGCGATCTCGCCCGGGCAGACGTCGGCATCGACCTCGAGCTCGCCGGCCGGAACGGACTCGCCGTCGACCGTCACGGTGGTCGGGTGGTCGGCATCGACCAGGAGCGGCGGGGCCGGGAGGCTCACGACCCGCGGGCACTGCCGCCACACGCCGCGGAGCTTCGTCGCCACCATCGTGATCCCGAGCCGCTGCTCGATCAGGCGGCGGGCCGTGGAGATCTTCTGGGCGATCAGGAGGTTATGCTCGTCCTGCTCTGGCAGGAGGCCGAGCTGGGCCTTCGCGTCGGAGAGCGAGACAGGCTCGACCACCGGCGCGACGATCACGGCGACGTTGTCAGGCGGTGCGACGATCACGATCCGGCTCCCCTCACCACTGCCTGCTCGATCAGCCTGTCGGAACTACGGGACGCCTGGACGTCGGTGGCCGGCGTGGCCCGCCCGCTCGACGTCAGGAAGCCCGCGAGGCCGGGCGTCGCCTGGATGACGGACCCGGCCGGATTGCCGCGGAACTCGGACGTCAGACGGACGGGGACCAGTTCGGCCACTCGTGCCTCCGTGCGGCCCGGCGGGGGCTGGCAAGTGCCGGCCCCCGCCGGAATCAGTCACAAGGATCAGGTCGTGGCCTTGGCGAGCCGGCCGATGAACTCGGGGCCGTGATTGCTCACGCCCATCCGCGTCGACGCGACGTAGAGCACCTGGCGGCTGCGGACGAGCAGTTCCCGGGCGACGTTGATCTCCAAACCGCTGTCCTTCAGGCCGAGCGCGGTCGACATGCTGAAGTCGCCGAACAGGGCCAGCGTCGTGGAGGGCAGGCCCTTCACGATGTAGACCGGGGCACCGAAGATCGTCGGCACCACGCGGCCGCCGCCGACCACCATCGTGGTCTGCTGGGCCGCCCAGATCTTCATCAGGTCGACGTAGCCGGCCTTCGAGCACACCCACGCGCCCGTGCCCATGATGGCCTCGTCCACCTTGCCGACGACGTCGGCGAGGTTGGCGGCCGTGGTGGAGGCGTTGGCCGCCACCGTCACGGTGTTGCCCGAGACCACCGAGGCCGCAAGGCCGGTGATCGCCGGGGTGCCCGTGTTGCCGCCGAAGGTCACGTTGTCCATCCAGCGGGCGAGGCCGTGGCTGAACCGGTCGACCACAAGGCCGGCGACGTCGATCGGCGAGTCCTCGAGCAGAGCCCGCGACACCGGCACCGAGGCACCGCCCTCGTAGAGGGTCAGGTCGGCACCGGTCGTCGAGATGTCCTGGTCGGTGAACGCCACGTTCTCGGCCGCGAAGCCGAACGTCACGTCGCCGCTCTTGGGCAGGGTGATCTTCTGGCCGCGGGGCCGGAAGATCGAGGCGAGCTGCATCGCCACCGACTGGTACTGCATCCGGTTGACGATCGCGGAGTAGAGCTCGGTCACGACGTAGTCGTCACCGAAGCCGTCCACCGTCTCGCCCATGGCCCGCTTGCTGAGACCGGCCAGGCCGCACAGGTGGCGACCGACGGCCTCGGCGACCTTCAGCGAACGGAAGGACCGGACGCCTGCCCGGATGTCGGGCTGGGCCTCGGACTCCTCGTCCTTGCGGAACTGCCGCTCGACGTCCTCGCGGGACTTGTCCGAGCTGCGGACCGCCTGCATCGACGCGATCGCGGCGTCGAGGTCACCCTCGCGCTTGGCCTCGGCGGCGATCTTGGCGGCCCGCTCCTGGGCGGCGGCCAGACGGCCTTCGATGCTCTCGCGGTCGGCGTCGTCCTTCGGCTCGAGCGAGCGGAGGGCGTTGATCTCGTTCTCGACCGCGACACTCTCGTCGGTCAGCAGGCGAAGCTTCGGGCTGGGCATGGTTACCTCGGTTGGAGTTGATGCGTGGTCGATGTCGATCTCGCGAACGGCAACCTATGAAGGCACCACCGACTTGACATATAGGCCGTCGTGAAAAAATCTCACCGCGGCCGACCGGTCACGGCGTCGCGGATCTCTCGCTGGGCTTCGGCCAGCTCGCGGAGCGTGTCGGCCTGCTTCTCCTGGGCACGCCCGAGGCCCTCCAGCGTGGCCGTTGTCTGCTTCAAGAACGTCGAGTGAGACTCGACCACCGGCACGACCACGGTGTGGTGCAGGGCGGTCGCGGCCTCGCGGGCGCCGAAGAGGAGGATGCACACCATCACCACCGGAAACCCGAACTCCCGGGCGATGCGGATGCCGACGTCGATCGCGTCACTCGTCTGTTGCGTCACCTGTTCTCCTCCCACCATTTCCTGACCAACGCCTCTACGATTGCCCCGATGGCCCACCACACGAGCATGGTCATGAACGCGAACCCGGCCCGCTGGGCGTACTCGTCGCGGACGCGGCCTTCCCAGAGCCGCCGCATGGCTGCCCGGTTGTTCGCCGTCGCCGCAGTCCCGCCCGTGGGCGACATCGCGGCGGCTGTCGCGACGATCTCGTCGCACCGCTCGCGGCCGAGCATCGCCCGGCGGATCGGATGGCGGGCCAGCTCGGCCCAGACGTAGTCGGCGTCGGTCATCGCTCGCACCTCCCGCCCTTGCAGGCGGCCGCCACCGGCTGGCCCAGCATCCGCCGGATCTCGGACACGTGGCTGCCGCATGTGAGCCCACCGGTCGAGCCCCACAGCACCGCGACCACCTCGCCGCTGGCATTGAAGATCGGGCCGCCCGAGTCGCCCTGCCGGGCGGCGGCACGGACCTCGAGCATGTGCTGCGGATGCCGGCCCGTTGGGCCGAGGAACTGGGTCACCTCTCCGCTCGCCTCCCGGTAGGTGAACGGCACCGGCCCGTAGCCGGCGAGCGTGAGCCGGTCGCCGACGGCCGGTGGCCGGGCCGCGATCGGCACCGGGGCGGCGGCGGGGGCCGCGGCCGAGAGGACCGCCAGGTCCCAGGCGTCATCCCACGCCACCACGCGGGCCGGGCCGCTCGTCCCGTCGGGCCAGCGGATCGTGATGGCGTCCCGGTTGCCGCGGATGACGTGCCAGGCGGTGAGCACCTTCGCCCGGCCGTCGCGGGCCTCGACGAGCACTCCGGTCCCGCAGTCGCGGGACGGGCCGGCACCGCACTCGATCCGGCAGACGGCGGGCCGGGGGCCGGGGGCGGCGGCCACCGTTGGAGCCGAGGGCGGCGGGTCCGGCAGTTCGCCGGCACCCTCGCACACCGGGCAGGCGAACCGCACCGGGCCAGGTCCGACGACGCGGTCGCCGTGGCAGTTGCCGCACGGGGCGGCCGCGGCGGTCGCGGCCAGGAGGAGCGTGAGGAGGATGGATCGCATGGTCACCCGGCGGGCCGGCTCCAGTCGTCGGGGAGAGTCACGGACGCCACGGCGAACGATCCCTGCCAGGCGGATCGAGCGGTCCGCTCGGAGTCGTATCGGACGATGTCATATGAGTCGGGATATGCCATGAGCCGCTGGTCGGGTATCCACCGCGCCCACGGCACCGCGTGCCCGTTGCGGCCCACGCTCACGACCATGCCGTGTAGGACCAGGCACACGGCCTGCTCGTAGGACTCAGGGAAGATCACCTCGAGCGGCCGGAAGTGCCGGGCCGTCAACTCCCACCCGGCCGGGAACCGCGAGACCGGCGTCCACGGGCCGCGGGCCTGGTTGAATCCGCCCCGGCCGGTCGTGCCGTGGAGGGCGTGTTTGAACTGGTAGTCGTAGGGCTGCACCGTCTCGGGCAGCATCCCGCGGCGGACGGCGATCTCCAGGACTGCCCGGACGTTCGCCCCGCCCCACTGCCGAGGGTTGGCCTCGGAGTAGACGCTCAAAGGCGACAGCCAGACGGAGCCGAAGTCGCGAGACTCGGGGTATCTGAAATCCTTTCGCGGCCCGCCGTAGTTCACGCCACGCGCCCGGTTGCGCGCGGCTTCCACGTTCACGCGGAGCGAGTGGCACGTACATTCGTGGGTCGGGTCTTGATTCGTGAACCGATCGACGTAGTGCATCCCCCACGCCCCGGCCGCGTCGTTCTCGCGTGCCTTCTCGACCCACTCGCGCGGCTCGATCCACAGGGCTGCCGGGAACTCCCGCGAGGCGGATCCGCAGGCGTCGCGGAGGGCGTCGGGCGTGTCCTCCGCGGCCAGCTCGGCGGGGTAGCCGTCGTGCTCGTGCGGCAGAACGACGTCGATCAGCTTCGGGTCGATCACGGCACCGCCTCCATAACCGCCGCCTCGCTCCCCGGCCGCGCCGTCACCCGGATCACCGTCCGGCCCGCGAGGGCGACGACCGCCGGGAGCCCCGCCTTGCGGGCGGCAGCCAGGGCGGAGCGATACTGCTCCGGCACGTCGCCGTCGCCGTCGGTCGTGTCATCCTCGAGCAGCGTGGCAACCACCCGCCGCTCGCGGTTGAGCCGGTTCACAGCCACGGTCACGTAGGCGGGCACGGCCCCGTAGTCCTTCTCATAGACGTAGACGGCGGCCGTGGCCGAGCCGGTCGTGTCCACGCGGCACCCCTCGACGCGCGGCAGCGTCAGCAGGAGAAGCCCGGCGGCGATGAAGGCGAGCGGCCTCACGGTGCCTTGGCCTCCGGCTTCAGCAGCTCGTGCGTCAGCTGCTCGCACACGGCCACGGCATCGGTGTGCCCCTTGTCGCGGAGCCGGGCCGCGAGGTCGATCACCAGGCGGAGGTCGTCCACCGGCGTCCTGGTTCGCCGGCCCAGCCGTCCGCGGAGCTGCTGCACACCCACGACCACGCCGTAGCCGACGAGGCCGGTGGAAATCACGATCTGGGCCAGGGTCACGTAGTTCACTTCGTATCCTCCATCTCCCCGGCCTTGTCGGCGATCCATCCCGCGAGGGCCGCGCCCTGCGGGGTCTTCAGCACGGCCGCGATGCGGGCCGCCAATTCGTCGTCGAGCCGATTGCCGGTCCGGCTCGCGAGCCACTCCAGGGCGTCGGCGATCGTGTCGGCCCGGCCGCCGTCATCCACGGCCGCCGATAGCCGCTTGGCGTAGCCGAGCAGGGGAGCCCACTCCACGAGCAGCTGGACGTTGCGGAGCATGTCAGCGCCTCACGAGCGGCAGCACTTGCTCCACGGCCCCCGCAGCCAGCGCCAGCACGAGCGCCCGCACGGCGGGCCGGGCGAGGATCCAGATCGGGTAGGCGACGCGCGGCACGGCCTT